GATCGGGCAGGCGTCCATGGTGAGCGTGTCGCGGACGCTCTTGGCCATGAACTGGCTGAAGTTGTCCCGGCGGAGGCGCTTGCGCTCGCGCGGGTTGGTCTCCCAGCCGCAGTTCGAGACGAACGCCGTCAGCTTCTTCACCGTCGCTTGCTGGGCGTCGCTCAGCTCGACAGTCGGGTCGACGTGCTGGACAACGAAGCCGGCGTCGCCGCGGTTCGCTTGCGGCCGGCAGAAGCGGTTCACTTGGCGCACGCGGGTCAGGATGATCGCCTGCAAGATCGGCGTCTGTTCGACCATGGAGCGCATGGAGTCGAAGCCGAGCGCACCGGGGCGGTCCCAGTACTGGCCTTGCGACACGAGCTGGTAATCGTCCAGCACGATCGACTGGGGGCCGTGCTTCGGTGGCGTCCGGCCCGACCAGGGCACCATCGCCTTCGCCATGCCGGCGTCCTCGCGCATGTCAGCGTCGAACTGCATCTGTTCGACGAGCTGGTTCACGATGTTCTGGAGGCCGCCGTCGATCGGCGCGGCGCCAGCGTGCGCTTCGACCGTTGCGTCGTAACGCTCGGCGGCGGGGGCGCTCGGGTTCAGGGCGGTGGCGGCGGCCGTCATGCGCGCACTGTGGCGTCACGACAACGCTAGGGCGGAGCGGCGGCTTGAAGGGGCAGCGGGGGTAGAGCTACGGTGCACGCGCGCGACCGGGGGCCATGACGCCCGGCGGACCAGGGCGGGCCTGGGTCACTCCTGACCAGGTGATCCCATGCAAGTCAGCACGGACGCGCGCGGCCTCCGCTACGAAGAGGTGTTCGTCGGCAACACGAAAGCCGAGGTGTTCGGCAAGATGGACCAGCGCCGCGCCGAGCTAGAGGCCGAGGGGCACACCGGCTTTCAGCGCATGAAGGTGGCCCGGAACGTCGCGTGCCCGTGCGGCTCAGGCCGCAAGTTCAAGAAGTGCTGCATCGACAAGGCGCGATAGGTTCGGACGGGCGGGAGCCCCGAAGGCACTCCCGCCGCGCCCCGGTGCTCTGCCATTGAGCTACGGCGGTCGCCCGCCGGCGGGCTCTAACCCCGCACCCCCGTGATGCCGCACTCTATCCAGGCTGAGCTACCCGGCCCCGAGGGGCAGGGGCGGGATTTGAACCCGCGACCCACGGCCGGCGCGGCTAATAGGCGGGAATGGAGGGTAATGGAACCGACCCGAGGAGCGGGCTACGGTGGCGGTCTAACCCGCGGAGATCACCATGGACATGCAAGCGACGTCGCCCGCCGGCGACAAAGGCGCGATCAAAGAGCCGCTCATCGCGGGCACGACGTCGGCCCTAACGACGGCCCAGCATCGGCTCGACGAGGTCATCGGCGTCTTGGAGTCGGTGGCGGACCGTATCCTTGGTGCGATCCCGCAACCCGGATCGGGAGCGCAGGCGCAAGCCGAGCCAGTAAGCCAGTCCGATGCCCTGCAGCGCGCCGTGCAGGGCGTCAATGTCCGGGCGTCGCGGCTGATCGAGGTCGCTTCGCGGCTGAGTAACGAGCTGTAGCGAGGAAGGGGGCGGGGGCCTTTCACCCCCGAGGGCCGGTCACGACGTGCTCACGCCCACGACTAAGACCCGCAGGCGGCCGTTCATTGGGTCAGCGGTTCGAACATCCGCCCGGCTCTGCTTCCGGAGGCTCACCACGCGCAGGTGACTCGGCCGCGGACCTTGGGAGCTGGCGACCAGGTGAGCTTCGCGTCACGACGCAGCCGCCGAGCGCGCAAACGAAAAGGGCCGCCCCGGTGTGGAGCGGCCCTTCGTCGGTCAGGTTCAAAGGGGCTCAGGCGAGCGCGGCGCTTCCGCCGAGGGCGCCACCGCCGAAGCCGAACAGGGGAACCGACGGGCGCCGCGAAGCCGAGCGCTGCAACATCAAGGCGTGGAACGCCCCGGTTCGGGCGGTCTGCAGCCGCGCCAGGCTGGACTCGTCGCCGGCGGAGAGAGCGCTTCGGATCGCGGCCGCCTGTCGCCACTCCGGTCCCGTTCGGAGGAACGGCGCGGCCAGGAACGCCACGACCGGCTCCGCGGCGCGGAGGACCGACGTGGCCAGGGCCACGATGAAATGGGCGCTGACCAGCACGACGGCGGCGGCCAGGGCGAACAGGCGGTAGGGTCGATCTCTCATGGGGCTCCCCAGATCAGGTTGATGCGAGCGCGAAGCGCGGCGCCCAAGCTTGCTATCACGACCAGGTTCAGAAGGGAGGCGGGATCACCCACCAGTGGACGTCGCCGCCGACGTTCTCAGCCGGCGGGACGGCGTTGAGCCCGAACGGCTGGCCTCCCCCGTCCCGGAACACGGTCAGATTCACGGCGATCGCGTCGGAGTCGTCCGGGTTCAGCACGCGGGTGACGACGGCGGCGTACGGCCCTTCGCCGCCGCCGTTCGATTGCTCCCACCCCATGCGGGTGTGGAAGTGCACCATCGCTCCGATCGTCGGACGCGCCCCAGTGTACATGCTCAGCAGCTCCCGCGGCCGCGCGCCGCCGGCGGAGGCTATCAGACGTCGTCGGGCACGTAGAAGGGGCACTCGCCCACGGGATCGTCGGCGCTCACCATGATCCCGCGGTCCGAGCACATCGAGCGCGCCGCCTCCCGGTTCGAGAAGTTCACGCAGCCGCCGCAGCGATCGACGGGCGCGCCCTTCACCATGGAGACGACGTGCGCCGGCAGGCCCGGCATCCCCAGCTCGACAGCCTTGGCGGCCGTCTCCGCCGCGGTGTTGTCCGCGTCCGGGATGATGAAGCTCGCCGTCCCGTGGGATCGCGCCCAGGCGACGTCGCAGAGCTGGTTCGCGTAGCTAAAGTGGGGGTCGATACCCACCTTGGCCACCTTGCGCTTGTACTGGTTCGTCTCGGGGTCTTTCTCGGCGACCAGGGCGGTCTTCGTGAAATGGTGGAAAGCCCGCGGAGCAACGGCCGCGCGCTGGACGACACCCTTGTCCTTAACGTCCTGAGACAGCTCTTGCGGGTCCGGGAACAGGCACAGCGGGACCTTGGCGGTGAAGCGCGCCATGGACGTCTGCATACACTTGTACTGGCCCGCCTTGACGGTCCAACGGTCGCGCTCCTCTTCGTCGGTCCGCCGATCGGACGTCCCGAGCTTGGGCGCGTCGCCCCAGCGGATCATGTCGCCGTCGATTTCGCGGAAGCCGTCGCAGATGAAGACTCGGCCAGGGTGGCGGTTCGCGAAGCGCTTGGCGTCGTTGTAGTTCGGGTTCACCTCGACCACACACGCGGCGACGCCGTAGTCGCCCATCAACTCGGAGCAGCGGGCGAACGGATCGTCGGAGTAGATTTCCTCCAGGTGCACGACCGCTTGGCGCCCGTCGGGCAGGCGCTCCTTGATGACCACGACGTTGAACTGGCCCATTTGGTCGATGCCCATGAAGCAGCCGCGGGCCTTGGTCTTCCAGCGGAGGCCGAGCGCTTTGCCGGCGGCGACGCAGGCCGCCATGTGTTCGAGCGTGACCGGGACTTGCGTGGGATCAAGGTACGGCTTCCCCAACACGCGGTTGTAGAAGTTCTTCTTGTCACTGGAGCTGGTGTACTTCTCCATGATCTCGTCGGGCGAGATCGTCGGCGAGAGCATCTGCGGGAAGTGCGCCGAGATGATCCATTCGTCCGGCTTGTCGGCGATCCACTCCCCGTTCTGGGAATCGTCGATCCAGTGCCCGTCCTCGCAGACGTAGCGGTGGGAACCCGGCCGGCCGGTCAGCGGGTCGGGCTTGTCAGGATCCCAGCGGATGCAGGCTGGGAAGTAGTCGTCGAGGGGCTTGGCCTTGCCGCACGTCGGGCAGCGCGTGTGAAACTTGTGCTGCGTCCCCTTCTTGTACCAGTGGTGGATGTCCGCGTCGGGCCAGTTCGCGGTTGACCCCATGAGGTTGAAGCGGACCGTGCTTGCGGACATCCGCTCGCGGGTCTTCTCCATCTGCTCCAGGGTCATTTCCTGGACTTCGTCGTACGAGAGGACGTCCATCGGGACGGACTCGGTGGTCGCCCGGCCCGAGGTCCACGCGAACAGGAACAGGCTTTCGCCCAGGCGCCGGGTCTGGACGTTGCCCTCGCCCGACGTCCGGCCTTGGCCGTTCGCGGCGTCCTGAGTCAGGGTCGCGTACGCCTCCGGGACGGTCCGGAGGATCGGCATGAAGCGCTCGGTGGACTTGATCGCCGCCAGCGATTGCGACGGCAGGAACATCCCCACGGTGCACGGCTGGAGCTTGAGCCCCAGGTAGATCGTGGCGAGCATTTCCAGGACAGTGAAGCCGACCTGAGCGCACTTCATGAGCACGACGGTTCGGCGGAACGCCTCCGCGCGGTTCAGCGGGATCAGATCGTAGAGCCAGCGCATGGCCGGCCGATCGGCCAGGGTGAACGGCTTCCCGTCGACCTTGAGGCCCTCGGCGCCGAGCTTCTCGCACCAGGCGGAGAAGCGCATGTCGTCCGGGATGACCTTGTGCTTTTCCTTGAGCACGAACCCGGTGTGCGCCTGCAGTCGCTCCATCGCGCCGGCCAGGCCGCCGCTGTAGTCGACGGCGCGACGCGCCAGGCCGGAGGGAGCTGCGGCGGGCACGTCAGCCTCCGCGGCCGGCGTGCATCGTCATGTTGTGGCGGTCGTTCAGGGCCGCCATGCGGACCATGATCTCGCGCTGCATTTCGGGGTGTTCGTCCCCGACGACTTCCACGACGATCTTGATGATCTCTTCGTAGAAGTCCTTCATGTACTCCAAGTCGTACACGGCCTGCATGACCTTGAGCGCCTGAGTCAGGACGTCGAGGCGGCGCTTGATGGACTCCGAGAACAGCGGCGCGATCTTGATCTCTTCGACGCCGTCCGGGCCGGTCTTCATGGCCTTTTCGCGGAGCATGTCGGCGTCGCCGTAGAGCCGCGAGAGCGCCGCCAGGAAGTCGATGTTCTGGCGCGCCTTGGCCCCGTGGGCGGTGAGGTACTGGGGCGAGGGCGCCGCCGGCAGATCCTTGATCGCCTCAGCTCGCGCCGCCTTCCGGGCGTTCTCCTTCGTGGACTCGGGCACGCGGCCGCCCTGGACGGACTTCACCCAGCGGAAAAACTTGCGCTCCGTCGCCGAGCCCGGCGCGCCGCCGATGATGTCCGGCCATTGGTCGCGGACCAGGTGCCAATCCTTGGCCCCGTACACGCGCAGGTGCGCTTCGATCGCGGCGAAAATCTCGCCCTTTTGTTCCGGCGTCGGGGTGGTCATAGCCGGAGGCTATGGTCACGACGTCAGAGCCCGGCGGCCGCCCGCGTGGCGCGGAGCAGGGCGCGCTCCGCTTTGATCCGGACCTTCCGCTCGCGCTTCGCTCGCACCTTCGCTTCGATCGCGGCCAGCACCGCCTCCGCCTGTCGAGTCAGCGCCAAGTTCACGGAGGCGAGGAAGATCAGCTCGCACGGGTACGGCCAGCGGTCCGCCTTGGCGACGTTGCAGCTCGCGCAGGCCAGCAGCCGGTTCCCGTTGTTCCGGCCGCCGGCGGCGCGCGGGATGACGTGTTCCAGCGTCGCGCCGTTCGGTTGTCCCTTCCTGACCACCCGGCGCGAGGCCAGCGGCCCGCCGCAGAGGTAGCAGAGGCCGTGTTGCGCCAGGTAGAGCGGCTGGCGGAACTCGTTGTTCGGCAGCTCCGGCGGCGGATCGACGGCAAGCACGAGGAGCACTTCGGCGACGCGCTCTAGCCCAGGCTCAGGCGGGGGCAGGTACGCGGGATCAGGCCGGACGCCGTGCCGGTTCGCGTACAGCGTCACCCCGCACCAGGCGGCGCGATGCGCACGGACTGGCAGACGTTGCAGCCTTGCCACCAAGGATCGTCCGGCTTCGGCCCAGCTCGCGCCATGGACCATTCGTGCCCGGCTTCGGTCTGTTCGCACCGGCGGTAGTTGCCGGCCTTCACCAGGTCCGGGCGACCAGCTCCGAACAGCGTGCGAACGGGCGAGCCCGCGTTCGTGTGCAGGACCGCCTTCATCCGCCGTACCCTTCGAGCCCGCCGAAATGGACGCAGAGCCCGTCTTCGAGGGGCGCGTAGTTCCGGCAGAGCTGCGGGCGCGTGTCGTAGATCGTGCAGCGGCCGGTGGCGTCATCGAGCTTGGGGCAGTCGAAGACCCAGACTTCGTCGCCGTCGGCTCCGCGCGGCTTGCGCCCGGCGGCGACGAACGGCAGAGGCGGCGCATCATCGGCCGCCCCGATCTCGCGCACGTTCGCCACCCAGCGGTTCACGTCAGCCTCGCCAGCGTCGCGGATGTAGAACGGCAGGCTCAGGACCATGCTCTTGCAGCACGCGCCGGGCATGAAGCAGCGATCGCACAGGCTCACACGAACAACCCCGCCGTCGGCGCGCGCGTAAAGACCAGGATGTCCTCGACCTGTACGCCCCCGCCCCGGTTGGCGTTGTAGCGCGACCACAGCGAGGGCCGAGGCGTCCACCCGTGCCGACCCGTCAGGGTCCAGCCGACTTCTTGGGCCATGAGGATCGTATCAAGGTCTAGTCGCAGCTCGGTCCCGAGCCGAGTCCAGTTCTTCGTCACCGTGACCATTCTGGAGCACCGCGAGGCGAGGTGACGATAGACCTCCGTCATCTGCGTCCGGTAGGTCAGGATCGCGTTCGCCCCACCTGGATTGCCGATGAACTCCGGTTTGTCGCAGGCATAGCTATCGCGAAAGCCCACGAACGCCCCGCGCTTCTCATCATCGTGGGCGTTCGGCCGTCGCCGGTCCGTCCGGGGGTAGTACGGCGGCGAGAAGATGCAGACTTCCCGGCTCCATGGGATGGAGTGAGCCGGTCCGATGGTGATCTCGCAGGTTGCAGCAAGCGGTTCGAGGAAGCGCATCATTCCAGGGTCGATGTCGTTCAGCGCCGCCGTCAGGCCCGTCTCATGAGCGAGGGTTCCTGTCCCACACATCGGATCGCCCACGTCGGTTGAACCGCCGATCTCGACAAGCTTGGAGGCGAGGCCAGGAGCATACTTCGCCCGATGCGCGCCAGCTCCCTTCCGGGGCGCCGCATCGTCGATCACGACGTCAACGACGTGGTCGACGAACGAGGGACTGATCCGCTCGCACTCGGCTTCGGTTCGAAGATGCTTCGGAACAGGTGACACCATCGCGCTCAGTCCACGCGCGCGGCCAGCCGCCAGGCCGTCGGCTTCATGTCCGACGGCGCCATGGTCCAGGTGTACGCGCCGTGCGGGGTGTGTTCGACGTCGCAGAGGCCCCAGTAGCAGCCGAGCGCGACCAGGTTGCCTTGCCGGAGGTCCACGGGCGTCCCTTCCCGCGGGGCGGCGTCCATATCCGAGCACCAGGTCCGCGCGGCCGCGGCGTTCAGCGCGTCCGCGATCGCGGTGGCGTCGCCAGCGTCCAGGCACTCGCACAAAGCCTTGAACCGCGGCGTCCCGACCGGGCCGGCCGAGGGGAGATCAGCGAACGCCAGCGCATCCACCACCGTCGCGTCAAAGCAACAATGGCCGGACTGGGAACCTTCGACCACGCGGAAGCGGGGTTCACTCATCGCCGAGGCCCTCGCACGTGGACGACGTCCGGCCCGACGCCATGGTCTGCTTGAGCGGCATACCGCTCTTCGTCCGGCGGGTGGCGCACCAGGTGCGGCGGCGCCATGTCGCGCTCCCCGCCGGGGTGGACCGTGATCGCTCGCCCGGTCAGCGTCGGCGGCTTGGCCGCATGTGGCGCGGGGTCAGTGTTCTCGACCAGCAGCCCAGCCGCAGCGTCAGCCGCCATGCGATCGCGCGCGAGCCCGCGGGTGAGCGGCCCGTCGCCGAACGCGCCGTCGGCGATCTCCTGCAGCTCAGGGTCAGGCGCACGGCGCGCCGGCAACGGCGGCAGGAACGGCGCCAACTCATCGAGCGCGCGCTGGATGTTGAGCACGGCCGGTCCGACGGGCAGGCGCGCCTTGGCGTTCAGCAGCGCCCCGCGAGCCTGCATGAGCACCGCCAGCGGCACGGCGACGGTGTCGGGCTGCATGAGCCGCGCCAGGGCGGCCGCGCCGTCCACCGCGTACTTGCGCATGCGTTGGGAGCAGTCCGGACCGGCGGCGGACTGGATCAGCTCGAAAGCCTTCCCCGCGTCGACCAGCGCTTGCTCCCGCGCGGACGGCTCGCCCGCAGTCACGAGGCGCCGCAGATCGCCCGTGGTGACGATGGTGATGGTCCCCGGATGAGTCGCATCTGCGTTCGCCCGCGCGAACGGGCGGGAGTCGGCGTGCGACATCGGGATCCCGGCGAGCGCACGGCGGAAGGGGGCGAGGGGCGGTTCACGATCGGCCATAGCGGGCCTCCTGGAGGGGCAGGACGGGCGTAGCGCGCCGCCCGCCCCTTATCAATACGGATAAGCGCCCGTCAGCCAGGCGGGGCGGTCAGCAGGCGGAAGTGCGTCGGCCGGCGGTGCGGATAGGATGTCGGGGAGTCGATCTTGCGCATGGGGTACTGCGCATGGCCGCGCCCCCGGTTCATGCCGGCGGGGCGGCCGGGGAAGTACAGCTCGACCTCGCCCATGGCGGGCGCCCACTCGGCGATCGGCCGCCAGCCGTAGCCGGCGCGCGCCGTCTGGACTTCGGCCACCAGGGCGCGTTGCTCGCCCCGGCTCATGCCGCGCACGCCGTCGGCCAGCTCGCCCAGGCGCGCGTCGGAGACTTCGGGATCAGCCTTCGCCGCCACCGGACGCCTCCGCCGCCTTGGGGGCCGGCAGCGAGTCCCAGCGGAATCCCGTCGGGAGCGGCGCGCCCTCCGCGAGCGGTTCGCCGTCGCCGCCGACGTAGCTCTCGCGCTCAGGCCCGCAGCAGGCGACGTGGACGAACCCGCCGCTCGCGTCGGGCAGCACCATGTCCGAGCCGACGAACGGGACGGCGCAGGCGATGCAGGCCTCGCCAGGTTCGGCCGGCCCGTACACGATGTCCCGAGCGCGGACGATGAGCCACTCCAGCGCGCCTTCGTCGGGCGTCATGAGCGCCGGGGTGTTGCCGTCATCACCGGCGAGGCTCATGCGCGCGATCGTGCCGACCAGGGCAACAGCGGCGGCGTTGGCGACACGCTCGCCCACGATCATGCGGTGCGAGGCGATCAGGAAGCCGATCGGGTCAGTACCCGACCCGACGTTGCCGCCGAGCAGCTCCTGCAGGTAGTCGCTGACGCGCCGTTGGTCCGGCGTGTACGGGTCCGCTTCCGTCCCATTGATGAACCCGGCCGACGCGAGAGCCGCGACCACCAGGCGCCGGCGCTCAGCCGCGACCGTCTCGTGCAGCGCCTCCGTCATGTCCTTGTCGGCCGG